TGCGGTACAGATACCGCAGCTTCTGTTTCAGATTGTTCCCGGCCCATAAACCGGCTGAAAAATGATTTTCCTGCCACTCGTCTTCACCTCCTCAATTACAAAGTGTTACATATTCATACCCGGAATTATCCGAGAAAAGATCCGCTTCCAACAGCGAGATAAAATAGTTGCCATACGACACCGACGTATATCGGTCTTTCCGCGCACCGGGCCGCTCCTCAATTTTGATCAGGTTGGTCTGATTCTGTATCGTGTACTCCAGCCCGATCATCTCATTGATCAAGGCCACGGTTTCCAGGAAGGGACGCTCATAAAACAGCTGAACATCTATATCCGCCGTTGTGTATTCGGGATACAGCCGCTGCAGCTCCTCAATTCCCTCCTGGTTGCTCACCATAAGCTCGATCATGCGATTGTTCAAACTGTCCCGCATGGACACCGCAATCTTGCTGTTCAGCTCCAGCGAGGCCTTAACCGAGTAGACCACTTCCTTCTGTCCCGCGATCACAATACGGGCTTTCATCTTGTCGTCGTTCATGCACGTCCAAGGTTCATACTCCACATTGCGGTCTACGTCATAAAGCACCTTCGCCAGCGCATCATAAATGGCAACGCCGGCATTTCGTGTATCCAAAACGCAGTAGTCCGCATCGAAATCGGCAAACAACTGTTTAATACGAATGGCCTGTTTGATTGTTTCAAACTCCGTCTGCGGCTCCATATAGACAACCTGCCTCCGGTAGCCCTGTTTTACTTCAATGTGTTCCCCGCTGGTGTCCGCAACCTTATACTCCTTGCTCTCAGGAAGGGCGCGAATGCAGGTGAACACCGAATTGTCGTTGTTGGCTCCGCCCTCCGTGGCAATATCGCACGTGATGATACGGATCTCCCCCGCCTGTTTGGGGATCGAGTGCTTTGCTTTGACCTTTGACAAAACATCCTCGTTCTTCCTGGGGTAGAACGGGCGTTTCAAAACACGATTCTTGTTCAGCATATCATAGGTGAAATAGGCGTGAGCGTTCTCAGCTACCATGTGATTCTCATACTCGATCGTCCAGGCGACCCTGTCCAATTTCTTTCGTTCTTTCACCAAAAAGTCACGGGTCTTGATCTCGTGCTTCAATGCGATGCTGTAGTCCATTCCAATCAGAATAGACTTTCCTTTACACAACATATCGTGGGTCACAAGCTTCATGTAATCCCACATCCAGTGAGATTTATACCATGCGGAGCTGATGTAGATCTCCTTGGGTTCCTCTTTCAGATCTTTATACTCATCCGGAAATTTGATTCTGAATGGGATCTGCCGCTGAAACAGCGTCGGGGAAAGCACCGTATCGATGATGCTCTTCACGATCATTCGGAACTCCTCGTAAATGAAAACTGTCGCGCGGTATCCACGCACGTTCTCATTGGCTACCAGAACTACAATGGAGCTTCCATTATTAAACTTCACCTCAATGTCATTCTGGCTGTCTTTGATGGTCTTGATCTCCTTTTGAAGCAGCGGAGACTTTGGCACGATTTCCTTGGAAATTTTTTCTGATACGATCAGCCTCGCCTGTTTTTTGGTCGCCGATGCTACAACGATCAGTGACCCCGGGCGCAAGATTGCCTCCTTACAGGCGTAAACCGCAATGATAAACGATTTGGCCGCGCTGCGGGCCGCTACAATGCAGATACTTGGGTAAATATCCATCAGGTACAAAATGATATGCTGATAAAGATACAGCGTGATCCCAAAGTACCGCTGAACAAAGCGGCTGGGGTTCCTTCTCCAGAAAGTCACCCAGTCCATAAGCTTTTTCACAAATTCGGGGTCGCTCAACTTACTGCTGGAGGAAAAGTGTTCATGGACGTGCGCCTGTCGCTCATCCATCAAAGCCTTATGATCCATGGCTCATTCCTCCGCGTCGGACAGGCTGAACTCCTTATCCAACTCCTTAGAGCCAGTCAGCAGATTGCGCAGCGGCCTGGTCATAAATCGCTCAATGTATTCCCTCAAATGGTCAAAGTCCATGTATAGCTTTGTATCCTTGTAATACTCAGCCGGACAATATTCCTCAATGTCCCGGATCATTTCACCCAGGGGACTCAGCTGTTTCTCCGCCTCGGCCTTTTTCTTGCGATCCTCAATTTCAGTCGTCGCAGCGTCGATTTGTGACTTATAGCTGTTGGCTGCAGTACCAATATTGGCGTCCCCTTTTTGAAGCAGTTTCCGAAGGTTCAGCTTCATAAAGCAGATTGAGACATACAGCTCCTCCTGCCGTTTGTCCATCGGTTCGCCGTACCGCTTCACCCAGTCCTGGTATTCGTACTGCATAGAGTCATAGTCCCCCGCGTCAAACCCCACTCCAAACCGCCGTACTACCTCTTCCGGTGTCTCAATGTCGTCGTTATTCACTACATCTTCCACAGTGGCCGCGTTTTCTACCTCGGCTTCCCACCGCCGCACCAGTGTGTCAGAATAGGTAGTCGCTCCATTTGCCTGAGCCAGATTCAGCCTGGAAATATAGGTGCTGATTCGGTTTCGGCTCCTACCATTACAGCTTTCGCTAATCTTTCTGGAAGACGCCCAAAGATCCAAATCAAAATACATATCTGTGATCTGGCAGATCCGCTCCGCAGCGGCATCTTCATCCCCGCTGTAAAACTTCACATACTGCTCATAAAGCTCCGCGACACAGTTTTTGCAAATAGAGACAAATCCATTGTTTCCCTTATAAATTGGGGATTTTGAACGGCCAAAATATGTCTCCTGTTTCTTGTATTTGTGGCCGCAGCAGGTACAGCGGTATCCTTCTTCGCTGACGACGCGCGGCTCAACTTCGGTGGGTTTTGCGTCCTTGACCACTTTTTGCGTAGCCGGTTTCATAAGCTGTTTTTTCGCCGCCATCTCTGCGACCTCCTTCCCCATACGACAAAACCCCGGCAGTCCGAAGACGCCGAGGTTTTATCAATCGTTATTATATTTTGTGGTATGCCAAGAGGGAATCGAACCCTCGACCTGCGGATTAAAAGTCTGCTGCTCTCCCAACTAAGCTATTGGCACATATTCCGGTTCGCACGGTTACCCCACTTATTTTACCTCAGTTGGTGACTCCCCTTAGAGGGGCATACTTTTTCAGGCTCACAAAGTCCCGTTGGGGTATGCTGGCCCGCCGCGCTCCGAATCGGCTCGCCTGCTTTGCTCACAGCAGCTCAGTTGGTCTATCGCGTTTCTGCGCCGGACTTTCACCGGAGGGGATGACCCTATTACTCCCCCTCTGCCGGCCATTGGGAGGAGAATTAAAGTGTGCGGGGGTCTTAGACGCCTATCCGTCTCACCTCGCGTCTTGATAGGAGAAATTCGCCGCAATCGGCGTGGTGGAACGAGAAGGTGCTGACCCTTCATCCTCTGGTTTTTCAGACCAGTGCTCAGACCGCATAAGCTATCGTTCCATTTGGCGGAGTAAGCAGGACTCGAACCTGCACACCCTTTCAGGTTACTGACAGTTTAGCAAACTGTTCCCTTGCCAGTTAGGGTTATTACTCCGTATAGACCCGGATCTCCGTGAAAATCCGGGTATGATTTGGCGGTGAGGGTGAGACTCGAACTCACAATCTGCTCATCACAAATGACAGTTTTCAGGACTGCTCCCCGCCCCACTAGGGTCAACCTCACCATATTTTGGTGGGCCGGGTTGGATTTGAACCAACAATGTATCTTACGTCACGATTTTACGGACCGCTTCCTTCACCAATTTGGATACCGACCCACATATTATTATAAAAGATAACCACTCCTTTACGCGACCACTCCCCTGCGTTTACCGTTCATGACGGATTGCAACGCCCAGTTCTCTTGTGTGGTCTTCCCAGGCTGGAGCTGGTAGAGGGACTTGAACCCACGACCTGCTGATTACAAATCAGCCGCTCTACCAACTGAGCTACACCAGCATTTGGAGCTGACACCAGGATTTGAACCCGGAACATACTGCTTACGAAACAGTCGCTCTACCATTAGAGCTATGTCAGCATGGCAGGGGCTGAAGGATTTGAACTTTCACCAACAGTTTTGGAGACTGTCATGCTCCCATTACACCAAGCCCCTATCTTCTTGTTTGCACTCACGTGCCTTCTCATTCGTACGAGTGTACCGATTGCAACGACATTATTGATTCTGCCAATTATAAAGTCAACCTTCTCATTCGTACGAGTGTACTGGTTGCAACGCCTTGTATATCCTTGACCTCTTAGTTTATCTTCCTTCTCATTCGTACAAGTGTAACGGTTGCAACTTTACTGTCTGGGATTCTAAGGCTTCAATCTTCCTTCTCATTCGTACGAGTGTAGCGGTTGCAACGATATTTCTAATTCGCTTAAATGTCCCTTCTCATTCGTACGAATGTACCGATTGCAACGATCAGAACGTATCGTAACTGTGTCATTCGATGCTCCTTCTCATTCGTACGAGTGTAGCGGTTGCAACGGCAATATTACACAATGAGGTGGCATTACGCCACGGTGGATTTTACCGATCTTATGACCGATATTACCTTACCGAGTGTTGCGGGCCTATACTATCCCGTACTTCTCGGTTCAAGGACGCCAAGTCGCCCTAAAAATCAGCGCGAACCTTATGCGGTTTTCTTGCTCGCTTTCCCTTCGTGCTTCTCTTTGATGATCCTGTCAATGTCTCGAATCGAGATATTGATCGCCGCGTTGAGATCAGAGTCCGCCTCATAGCCACATTCCAGACACTTAAACTGTGTAAAGCTGTCATCCAGATTGTCCTCATCAATGTAACCACAGCAGGAACACCGCTGAGAGGTGTACTGCGGCGCGACCAGAACGACCTTGATTCCCTCCGCCTCCGCTTTATAGCGGATCTTCTGCTGCAAGTCGTAATATGTCCAGTCCTTCAAAAACATGGGCTTCTTCCCCGCCGAAATTCCAGTCAGATCCTCCATTTGGATCGTCCCGCATCCGTTCTTCACGGCGATATTTACGATCTCACGCGACCAGGCGTGGTTTTTCGTATCCCGGAATCTGGCGATACGACTGCCAACTCTGCCCGCCGCCTTTGTGCGGGTCTCCATGCCGTGTCCAACAGAACCATCTCCTGCGTACACCCGCGCCTTTCTCAGGCTGACGCGCATGGCCTCCGTCTTTTCCCGGAACGCTTCGACCTCACC